CAACGGGTGCACCAACATACTGAAGCGAATAAAGCGAAGAATCAGTCCACACCACAATTTCTTGGCGAGCCTGTAAAGCAGTGACGATTTCCGAGCCGTGGGACAACCGCACAGACCCTGCTTGATTGAGCGACGAAGGCACCCAATCCACTACCGATTCTTGGTTTGACCACCGAATAAGCATGGGATCTAGCGTTGTGCTGCCGTAATCCGTTGTGCCAAACAGCAACACAAACCGAGAAGTGTCCGATACAAAAATATAGTTTTGCAAAGTGGGAACATCAACAAGCTCGGAAATACTCTGAGTGCCAGACTGACTACCTGAAGTATTAATAATTGAGCCTGTAGGGGTAGCTGAAAGATTAGCCGTAGCGCCATCGACATTACGTAAATAGTACGTTGTACCCGCAGTAAGCCCAGTGGGTAGCGCTCCCGTTGTTGAGAGCTTAATTGCCGTACCTTCGGCAAGCACGTTTGATAGCGTAATAACACAGGGTGACGCAATGGTTAGGGTTACAGTACCCCCTAGCGTATTGACGTTGACGCCTCGCCCAACAGGATTAGTAGCAAGATTCCCTGCATCCCAGTAATACAGCCCACCACCACGGGGTCCAAAAATTAAATCCTCGCCCCAATTGTTAGCTGACCATAACCGCAAAGAGTCGGTCGCCCCGCTACCAAAACCCCAAGTTCCAAGCCCCCAACCTCCACCACCCCAACCTGTTAGCGGTAATTGATACGCAGGGCCAGTGTTTACTTGATATGCCGCAACAACTGAAGCTCCACCACCGGGGGAAGCAGCTATAGCTGTAGCATTAGGCGTAACAGAAATAGTGATGGTGTAGGTGTTAGCGTCAACACGAGTAATTTGAAACTCTTGATTAAGCACCGACGCTGTAACGTTTGTACCAGCCCCACCAATGTCCACAGCACCACTAAACGTAACAAAATCGCCTGTTATGGCTCCATGCGCTGTGTCAGTAACTGTTACCGTAGTAGATGCAGTAAGTGCAAATGGGTTGTTATTAATGGTTGAGGTTGCGCGAATTGGCGTAATGTCGTTGTAGTACCCCCCACGCTCCACATAATATTTGAGGTTGGTCCCAACCCCCATAAGATTTTCAAACCCTAGCGTGACCCAGTTCCATAAAGAACGGCATACGCCTTGGAAAGTATAGGGGGATATACGTGACCACCCACCAATCTTTTCAGGGGTGCCTTGACGAAACCGCACTTTGTCAGATACATACCAACCGTTCTCGTTGGTATACCGAGTGTTTTCTTTATTAACTCCCGGCTTTAATAATATCTTTTTGAGTGGCATCAATCACCTCATTAAGGCAGCTTCTGCCGCACGGCGACGGGTAAGGCCGGGAAGAACTCGACCGGCAGCTTTATTCCAGAGCATACATTGGTCTGCTGCACCATCCCAGTCCCCTGCATCAATACGTTTCTTGAACGTGGAAACCCGATAGTTCCCTAAGCCACAATTGTAAGCCCAGCTTGTCACGGCGGCAATGCGTCTTGGTAATGCAGTCTGAAGTTTGGGAGACATCTTAAAAAGCCCCCTGACAAAGTACTCAACGTGATGATCCAGCGCATCTTCACACTGCTCAATCGTCCAGATCGTGCCGGGATTAATATCAGGGCCGGTTGCACCCCAACCAATTGTCCAAGGATGCCCACGGGTTCCGGGGTCGGGATAAGCCGTTACTCGTCCGTCAGGCAAACGCTTTGCCAAGCCTTCAAAAGGCTTAATTAATACATCCTTGCAAAGCTTCTTAGCCTCATTCACTGGACTTCTCTTTGATCAATCGGTTGACGTGTTCCCAAAGAGCATGGATCTGCCTATCGTGGTCCTTCTCCAAGTAATCAAGCCGAGTCTTAATGGTCACGGCATAAACGGCCACGCCAACAAGCGCAACCCCCAAGAACCAAACCCTTGCGAGGGAATCGATCAAGGCTTCCACGACTACCCACCTTTGTTGTACTTCTCAATTGATCGTCCTACAAACCAGAACGTAAGCATCATGTTCAGCATGGCGAAGTCGTCCTCGTCATAGGACTTGGTTAAGACCTCGGCCCAGTTAGCGTTGGTCTGGAAGGCAATCGTTAGCCCCGCGACTTTAACAGCCACATATACGCCAAATGCAATCCAAGTAAGACCGGGGCGTGTAATAGCAGTAATGAAACTTGCAAGCCATCCTGCCTCTTTAGCAGTCTGAGCCTGTTCTTTAAAAGCCTCTTTAATCGTGTCCATCTGCTGGATAGAGTAGTCAACATACTTCTCCTCCATTTTGAACTCGCCGCGCATCTTCTCCAGATCGGTCTGGAGCTGGAACATGCTGAGTTCATGCTGACGTTCGTTCTTTTTGTCCAAGAACTTCAAAACCTCGGGGGCAAGCCGAAAGATGCCGCCGAAGATGGAGCCTAAAAGACCGCCGCTAAGTAGCTCAAACATAATTACCCCTTAGCCGTTACGATGTCGGCACCTTTCTTGACCGTTACCTTGCTGCCTTCAACATCAACTTGCATGGGTGGCTCGGCACGATCAAGCTTGTCCAAACGTGTAATGAGATCCTTGATGACTTCAAACTCAGGCTTTTCCTGCTTCGGTGCAGTACCTGCGATCCCATTCAGCATTTGAATAAGTGCAGTAAGTGAAGCGCCAAGCAGCCCCATAACAGCAGCAATCTTCTCGCCGTCAAGGAAAAGAGATGCACCGACACCCACGAGCACAATCAGAAAGATATAAAGCAGCCCATCTTCGCCAATGGCTTTTCCTGCTACTTCTTTGGCCGAGTCTTGTGCTTTAAGCTCTTCAAGCCGAATCCTAGCCTGCGCTTTGAGTACGGCTAGCTCGTGGGTTTTGTCGTCCATCTACTCTTCCGCTTTTACTTCAGGGGCTACTTGAAGTTGTGGCGCTACTTGCTCTTGAATGGCTTGTACGATCTGAAACACTTCACCATAAGGCCGTGTGCCTAGATACCCGATGATGTTGTTCATCAGGGAAAGTTTTACGGTTACGTCCTGGTCGTTCATGGTTTTCCTTTAGGCTTGATAAGCTTTACCCGCAGCAATAGCTGCGTTTGTTGCCGTGAGATCACGATCATCGAACCATCCCTTTGCAATCATAAGCTCAAGATGCTCCACGTTGCGCTTGATGCAGTCTTGACGCTCTTGCGCTGGTTCGTTTTGCATCCGAGTACCGGCAACAATAGCGTTGATGAGATCCACCGAGTCACCCATTGCTGAGAAATGGCGGTCAAGTTCTGCTTGGCTGGGTACTTCTTGAATAACTTCAGACATGATTAAGCTCCGATTTGATTTTGCTGCGCTGCTTCATAGGCTGCTACAACCTCTGGTGTCCACGCTGCTTGAGCAATCGCTACCACCTTCTCTGGCTGGCCTGTGAGGTCTTGCCCCGGCGTTAGGGATGAGCGGTGGTAGGTCTTAGTAAGTTCAACACCATCTTCAATGATCCTGGTGGCTTCTCGGTAAAGAACAATGCCGTTCTCAACAACAGTAATTTGGTCTACTACAGTTTGTTTGGTAATCATTTAAGTTCCTTTCGTTGGTCCGATCACACTAGTCCGGTGTGCTTAAACGTAGTATGTTAATGATGCACTTATACCCTGTGACGATGCTATTGCGGTGCTAAAATAAAATGTTGTAGAGGAACTAGACGGACCTTGTACAAAACCCCCAGCAGTTGTAGTTCCGTTAACAGCAACCCCAGGAGGACCGCCTGACGCGGCAGAACCATCATAGCCGCTGGCAAAAGGCAGTCCGCTTACATTTGTACTGTTTGCTATTGTTGCGTAGGTGGCAACACCGCCTGCTGTTGTTGAAAAAAACCAAACAGTAACTTGACTTCCAATTTTTCTATATCTACCAGAGTAAGCAGGGCTTCCAGTAGTAGTCATATTACTAACACTCGGTGTCCAAGTCCCCTCCTCATAATCATCCAGCGTATTAGCGTCTGAGGATGCAGATTGCGTGGCGGGGAAGGTGATGCCGTTGGATACTTGTATAACCCCTCCAGAAGCATTGTTGGTGGTTGTACCAACTAGCAAGTTACCACCGGAGGTGATACGCATCCGCTCGGAGCCACCCGTTGATAAAGCAACCGTATCAGCAGCAGGATAAAACAGGCCCGTGTTTGCGTCAGTGCCTTGGAACGCTGGTGTTGATGCTGAACCGTCAGGACCAGCTATGCCGGTCGTACCATTGATAGTTACGGGCATGATTAGTTTCCTTTGAGGGTTGCGATTTCAGCCTCGGCTGCTTGGAGGCGAGTGTTGAGTTCTTTGATGGCGTTGACCATGTGCCAAAACACATTGTCGGAG